GTTATAAGATAGGAGAATTACAAGTCCGCATAGAATTATTGTAATTAAAAATTCCATACTTGTTCTCCATATTTATTTTATACATTAATTATAACAGAAATAAAAAAGAAAGTCAAATTTCTTCGACTTTCTTTACACTTAATCTTCGTCTATTCTTCTATTCCTCTTTCCAGACTATCATCTATCTCCCACTTACAGATTTCTTGATAAAGTAAATTTATGTAACTATTACTGTGAAAACCTTCCCTATATAGGAGATAAGTAACATCAACTGTTTTTCTTTCATAAATCGGTATTCGTTTTTCCATCCGATACTTGTAATAAATATTTTTTATAATATTTCTTAACTGCTGCTTTACCCCATCTTTTACGAGGTCTAAGTCTACTGATAATTTTTCAATAAGTCCTTTTATTTCTTCTATATCTTTATTCTGTTGGTAGTTTACATCAGTTATTTCTTGAGTATTTTTCTCAAAAATATTTTTAATAAAAGTTTTGCCACCTTTCGCAAAAACAGTAATTAAGGTAATAGTTGATAAAATTAAGCTAATTATAACAGCAATATCTTTTACTATCTCCATTAGATTGCCCTCCACTTTATTTCAGCTTTCCTGTTGTAAAGTGAAAAAAGCATTAGGGGCATCTATTTTTTTGGTACTCTCTCCAGAGTGTGTCGTTGAAAAACTTATCGTTTGGTAAAAACTTGTCGTTAAATATATCGGCACTTGATTGTAGATTTTTTATTTCCCAAAAAGGAATTATATATAGAGGTATATTATTTGCAGCAGCGTAAGCAATTTTAATTCTATCGCGCTCTTGTGCCTTCAAAAAATCTTCTCTTTTCTTAAAAAACTGTTTTGTGAACTTGAAATGTTGTTCACCTTGAACTTCAATAAGAGAATTGCGCGATGGGATATAGAAGTCGAACTTATATAGCCCATTACGCAAATCTCTAAATTGTTTTTCTTTTTCAAAGGGGATTTTATCTTTATTAAGAAGTTTTATGATAATAGATTCATATGCTGAAGTTCTACTCATTAAAAATCCTATAATAGTCTGTATCATTTATTGTAAGGTCTTCACGCCACTTAAGAAATTTTGGGTGCCTTAAACCACCTGGAACTCCATTTTTTGATGGAAACACTTCCATACAAGTAATTTCAGCAATCTTACCCTTATAATTCTGCCAGTTTTGTAAGACCTCATCTGTTAATCCAGATAATGAACCAATTGGAACTAATTTATCCCCTTTCTTTACACCAATAACCAGACTGCCAGCCCAACCATTAAAATAAGTTTTCGTCACGGGTTCAATCGGCGCCCCGTTCTGATAATCTTTATAAAATTCACCATTTAATTTTTCGCCAGTTCTGACGTTCTCCCAAAATTTCCAAGTTTCAATTTCTTTCCCATTATATAATCTTGTGGGTGGGTTCATGTCAAGAATTACAACATCAAGTGTTTCTTGAAGTTCTTTCTTAATTTTAAGGGTTTTTCGCGCAGTCCTTTTACCAGGTTCTGGTAAGGAATCTTTTTTAGTTATAACGATTCCTTCTTGACCGCTTGCAAGACCAATCTGAAGTTTCCCCCAAAGTTCTTTTCCTTCATAATAATGAGCAAATTTTACATAACATATTTCATTTTTTGATGCATATTCTTTAAGATATTTATCTTCTAACAGACGTAGAAGCTCAACCCTATCTTTAAAGGGGGTTTTGAGCATACTGCGCCCGTCAAATGCCCATATATCAAAAACATAATAATGAAGTTTTTCACCGATTTTTTGTCTCTCAATAGCTTTTTGTTCAAGGCATCCCATGATGGTTGTTACATTAGAACTACCCTCTTTATTTGGAAAATAAATTTCTCCGAGAAGGCAAGTTCCATTTGGCAAACTGTTGAAAAACGGTTGAAGATGAGGCACATGACCTATTTTATTCAGAAATTCACCACCAACCCCTCTATTACGCCCTTGAAGGCGCATATTACCATCCATATCTTTAATAAAACGGTAATAGGCGCCATCTATCTTCCTCGCGCCCAAATATTCGTTGGAAAAAATCATACTTTGGGTTTCAGCCTTAGAATCTTTCTTATAGCCTTTTGGAAAAGACCAATACTTTTCAGACTCCAGCTCATGAAATCTTACACCGTCAATACTACCAAAATCACCCATAATTTTCTCCTCTTTTATTTATTTTCTACTATTAGTATACCTTAAATTTCCGAATAAATCAATTTCTAAATTGTCCCAATGTTTTACATGGAGTCCTTCTTTTTCAACAAACTCAAGGGCTTTATAGGTTAAATCTAAAAGTGTACCATTATTATCAATTTCTATATCATATTGATATTCCAAAACTTCTTCGTCTGCATGATTTAACTTTTTAGAATTTTCCGCTTCGGTTCTTCTAACTATAAGCGACTTTGCGCCAAACCGTTTACACATTTTATCAATTTCTTTTGGCTCTCTACACATTACAAAAATCGCTACCTCTTTTTCATCAAGTCCATGGTACCGAATTGGATATAAAAAATCATTAATACGTCTTTCAATATCTTTTATTGGGATATCATCCCATTCTGTAAGGATATCTTTCAAATCACTTAAAAATTTTCTATCTTTTGGAGTTTTTTCTCCATTCCAGCCCAAATCTTTGGCAATTTCTTTAACCAAATCAACGGTTGAAAGAATAATACCATAATTTGGTGTGGTAATATCAATTACCTTTGAACAAAAAGTATCTTTGCCACTACCTGGCGCGCCATTAACGATATATATCATGTTTTTCTTTACTCCCTGCTTGTATATATTGTAAAACCCAATCTACAAATCTTTGTTTAAAGAAGATAATTTTATCTCCTTCAATAATTTGGCTGCCTTTAAGAATACTATCAATAAAAATCCAACTTTTTGCGTCAGCTAAAAAATCTTGGACTGGTTTAAGGTCCCTTAGTGATTTTAGTTCATTAAGATAACTATAATCATCATACTCATAATAAAGTTGAATCATCATACACTTATAGATATTATATAAGGTCATACCTAAAAGTTCCATCTTTATTTCTCCATTGATTTCATAAATCTTTTTAAGCCCCCAAACCTGTCCAATGATATAACTAGAGTTTGCTCTAAAGAAAAAGTTGGATTCTTTATTATTTCTTGTTAGAGAATTCGGATTATCTCTCCAAATATAAGTACATTCATCAATTTTACCAGGCCTCTTTGCACAATTAACCGCGACTAAGTTAAAGTATGCATCTTCATTTAATCTGAGTTCATTTGGAAAACGAATATTGTTTTCTCTTAAATATTTAAGACGATAAATTTTCCCATGACAATTAGATACTATGAAATCTCCTGCAATATAGCTATGATTATTTGCGACTGTAATGTTATAAACCATTTCAGAGGGTTCTTTTTCTATAGAAATTCCATAGGTAAAACATTTATCTTCTTCTTGTGTTACCCATCTTGAAACAGTATTATCATCATACCAATAAATAGTATATTCATCGTGACGATTACAACTTTTACCTTGAATGAGTTGAGTAGTTTCGTCTAATTTCTTTCTACCATAGGTAGGGGTATAGCCTAGAGTTCTCAATATTAGCGCAGTTTCATATGCTAATTGTTTACTGACTGTTATAATCTTATTTTGCGCGCGACCGTTTTGTCCTATAACTGTACAGCCATCTGCCTCAAAGTATCCTTGGAGCAAAGCTTTTAATGTTTCGTCATCCCATTGTAAGAAGTCAGAAGGAAAATGCTTATCAGTGGCGCGTCTTCCGCATTTTTCAAGATAAGAAATTAATTCTTTATTACTCTTGTGTAAAGTAAATTCTGGGCAATCTGGGCGACTGGCTCTTTCATGTTTACTAAAAGAAATATTGGCTTCCTTTAATTTTTCCGAAAGGTATTGTTCTTCTTCTTTTGAAGAACATAGAAAAAATGAGGAATATTCTTTTACAGAATTTTTAAGTTGGACTTTTTTAAAGGTCTTCCATCCATCTCCAACATATCTTCCAATAATATAAGCTAGAGCCGAATCAATTTTTTTTATCCTATTATTAGGAAGTTTGAAAAGGGCAAGTTTGTCTTGGTGCTTTATTTCTTTAAGCGGCTTTTCAACTAATTCATGATTGTTGTAAATGTAAAACTTATGATTATCTGTAACATTTAGTGATAGCGCGCCGCTAACTTTTGTTGATACTATATTATTAGCCATGTGCGCCATGATATTTTCTATTGGTTGTAATGAACCATCTTTTGTATATACTAGGTCACCAACCTTTAATTCTTCTATTGGTCTATAGCCATTTTCTGTTAAGATAGGAGTTCCTGCTGTAAAACACCAAGTAACTGGTGTTTTAAAAACATTCAACTGAAAACCAGGGTTGTTTTTTTCTTCTGCTATAAAAGTGCTTGAAATAACATCAGCGTTATTTCGTTTGGCTTCTCGATACAAAATTTCAACTGCGCGTGGAGTAAGCATATCATCTGAATCTAAGAACATAACATAGTCACACATTTTGGTACAATCCATTCCATATTGACGTGCTGTACCTGGGCCACCATTTTCTTTTTGAAGTAAAAAGATTTTTAATCCGCGCCTCTTATACTCAGCAATTATATCAGAATAATCTTCTCCATCGCCATCTTGGACTATGGTAACAAGAAACATATCTTTCGTTTGCGCCACCAATGAGTCAAGGGCTTTGGGAAGGGTCTCTCGCGCCTTGTACGTTGGTATAATTACATTAACCATTTATATCTCCTTATATAATAATAGATTATTATTTTTTCCATATAGGTATTGCTTTTTATTATTTTCTTTCTTTATTAAAGAAAAGACTTACCCTATTTTAGATTATACACCCATTTTAAAATAAAGTCAAATTTTTTGCTTTAACTGCAAGGTCATCGACAAAGTTGTTCCATTTGGAATGGGTAATTTTGTCATCTGCATGGCCCTTTACCTTTTCAAATGTGAACCTTCTATCCTCAAAAAATGGGATAAGCCGCTCCCAAAGGTCTTGATTAGCAACAGGTTGCTTTTTACTATTCTTCCAGCCATTATTCTGCCAGTTTTTATACCAATTCTGTTTTTTACAATTTATACAGTAGGCACTATCAGAGTAGACAATAACAGAATCAAACTCTTTAATAATAGTTAAAGCTTTTTCACAACCGTTGATGATTGCTAATAATTCGCAAATATTATTGGTTGCATTTTTAACGTGACCGCTATCATAGAATAGGAGGTTATCTTCATTATCAAGTATTGCCCAAGCATAGCCACCTACTGCGTCAGCCTTTCCGTTACCACTGGTAGCGCCGTCACAATATATTTTTATCATCTTAGCTCTCCCTTTTATAATATTCTTCGTAAATATTCTTTACTTTTTCTCTTGGAAAATTAAGGTGTGAACACATAAAATCCAAATAATCATCAATTATAATTCCATCATTTTCTTTTAACTTTAACTTTTCAATTTTACGAAACTGCTTATTAAAAAGTTTTGTAAAAAATGGAATCTTTGCCTGAATTTTATATCCATAAAGCCCACTTGCTTGGCGCGCGACAGATAAAAACATAAGATGGTCTTTATTCTTTACATCGAAGTGTATAAATTGAATTGTATTATTATGCCTAATAGCATAGGAATGTATGTTTATAAAGGTTGCTTCAACTAACCTGTCATACGCATCGAGTTCTTGTTTTGATAAATTCATATTATTCCTCCTTTTATATATATTTATTATACCACAAAAAACATAGAAATGCAAATTTCCTCAAACTTTTTGAGCTACAAATTTAAAAACTGACTTATATCTGGAAGGATAAAAGGAGGTATAAATTATGAAATACACACGAGTCCTTAAATTAGGGAGTAGTGGTGATGATGTCTTCTATATTAAGAAATGTCTTTTCAGCCTTAAATACTACCCAAGCACAATAACAGCTATTACAAAAAAAACCTTTGGTAATGACACAGTTAAGGCTGTTTTAGCTTTTCAAAAAACTAATAAAGATAATACTGGCAAACAACTTGTTGCTGATGGCAAGGTAGGACCACTGACATGGGACGCAATTGTTAGAGAATATCAGAAAATTTCTGCTACAGAGCCAATATATACAGCACCAGTTCTTAATGGACTATTAAAAGTTGGTAGTCGTGGAGAAGAAGTTCGAGTAGTTCAGCTTCGCCTTAACCAATTAGGCTTTAATTGCGGGACTGTTGATGGTATTTTTGGCTCTAAAACTAAAGCCGCTGTTGAGGCCTTTCAAGCAAAGAATGGTTTAGTTGTTGACGGAATTGTTGGTAGTAAAACTATTGCAAAATTATTTGAAGTCCCAACTCCAGCTCCAGCTCCCGCTCCAGTTTCTCTATTGAGTGATTATACCCACATTTCGAAAACGAAAAGGGATTTAATCGAAAAAGACTTAGCTGGTGTTTCAGAAATTAGAAAGAAGATTGTATTAGAAATCTTAAGATGGTGTTATGATTACGAAGTCGGCGGAGAACCGCGCGCACTTTATATTATTGGGGCAAACCTCTATAACACTAATAAAGAAATTTTCTATCCTACAAAGGAATATATAGAAAAACGAGCAGCCGCACGTCCAAGCTATTTTAGCGGTGGGCGTAAAGAATTTATGTTAGCTCAAATTGCTAAAAATCCAAATCTCCCTGCCGCAGACTGTTCTGGTATGGAAGTTGGATATATGAGGAAGTTTGGTATCCAGACATTTGACGCCACTGCAAATAGTCTATGTAGTAGCGCACACTCTGTTAGTATTAACAAGAGTGCATTAAAACCTGGTGATTGGG